CTCTAAATATTCGGTCATGCAGTCACATAGCATTTGTAAGTAGGCTTCCGCATAATATAGACCACCTTTGGTATTGTATAGATCTACAATTTCAAACTTAAAGTTTGCCTTGCCATATTTGGTTATATCCTTTTTTAATGTGGTTGAAGATCCTACATAGGTTTTCCAACTCATCTGTTTGCCATAAGTCTTGGACTTTTTCTTACCACCATGCCACAATTGTTTCTTACCAATGTAGTATTGTTTTGTCACCAAGTTTTCGATACAATAAACAAAACCAAACCAATTTTCAGGTTTAAAAGTGGTAGAGTACTCCCAATGACCTATATCATCCTGAGATTGCTTTGTCATAGACTTCTCGCTTTACTTTAAAGTGATCATCAATAAAGCGCCAAATGTGAATCAAACGCCCATTAGTAATTAGATATGAATAACCTTCTTTACCATAAAACTTATGGTATTCTTTACAGACAGTATCACAAAAGTCTTTTGAATTATTCAAGAGAGCCTCTGCCTTTTTAGGTCCAATTTTAGGTAAACCTGGAATGTTATCAGTAGGATCTCCCATTAATATTTGTTTCCAGTAAAAATATTCTGCGTACTCTTGATCAATTGTATAGATAAGTTCTTTACGGGGGTTATAATGTTTACCAACAATACAATCAAGATCTTTATCTACGCTAACAACAATATGATCTTTGTTAGAAGCACTACACTCATTGGCCCAAACACGGATCATGTCATCTGCTTCACAATTGTCCGTAAGAATGCAACCTTCATATTGTTCAGCTATATCAGACTTCAAATCTAAGAACCAATCTGGTCTTGTTGATTTCGATTTTTTTCTATTGCCTTTATACTCTGGATAAAGAGCAACTCTAAAATTGTTAGGGCCACCTAAAGCCATAACGTAGTCTGTTGCAAATACGCCTTCTAATATGTTTTTAAATATTTCATCAAATTTTTCTCTTGCTTCTTCTTTGGTTTCCATGTTCCATATACTCATGTATAACAAAACATCTCCATCAATAATAGCTATCATAGTAGCCCCTTTAATGTTTTAGCAGGGATACCCGAAGATATACCCTGCATTATTGTTCTTTAACGTCAGCTAATTTTTAGTCTAACTCTTCATCATCTTGGTACTCTTTCCAGTTCTCATATTCTTCTTCTAAACCCCAGTCATCAATTAGATCTTGAGGAATATTATCAGCCCAGTCTTCATCTTCAAAATCAAACTCCCAGCTTTCATCTCGATCCCCAACAAAGCACATTCCGGGTTCATAAAAACTTGCAGTAATCTCTAGGTCCATAGTTGATTCTGCCGTTTCATAAGCGCTCAAAGGTGGCCCCCAAGCACTATCAAAACTCAGTTGCAAAGTATCCTCACCCTCCCAGTCACAATATGGTTCATTGATGTCCCACTTTGTACCCCAAGTGTTTATTGCTAAACCATACTCCCACTCTTGACCTAGGGGGGCAAGAAAGTTTAGTAGCCTATTATTATTTGCTGCTTCTTCAATCTTTTCTAGTGTTTCTTTGTTACCAGAAATTTGTACGCTGTTCATACACCAATTAGGCATTGTTATTTCCTTTCTTTCCGTTAATAGCTCTTGCTTCAAGTTTTTCATAATTAATTTTCATAATTTCTGACAAACTACTACCTTGCTGATTTGCTATAACAGTAACATACCAAAGCACATCACTAAGCTCATCTAGCACTTCTGACCTGATTCCTAAGTTAATAGCTGCATTTACCTCTGCAGCTTCCTCTCTAAGACCTGTTACTAAGTCATTGTGGTGCCTATGACCGGGGTTAAAAAATTGTAAGGCGATAGTTTCATATAAGTTAGCTTGCATAGTAAGCCCCTTCAGCTTTTGATAGAGAAGCAATTATGTCTCTGAATTGTTGATGAGAAAGGTTAATTAAATCATAACACTTTGTATCTTCGTTAAATTGTCGTAGGACAACATCAGTCTCGTCTAAAATAACCTCAACATCTGAATATAACCCTGTTTGATCTAGGGTAGTTACAACCGTATAAGCATCTTCATGTTCAACAGTAAACATTAATCTTCCTCTTTACAGTTACAATTTTCAAGAGCTTCTGCTAAACCTTCTGAAAAACCTTCATCATAACCTATTTCTTTACCATCAGAATAACCTTCTTCATAGCCTAAATCACGACCATGATCATGACCTTCATCGTATCCCTCTTTAAAAATCTCATCAGATTGGCCATCATACTCCTGAATAATGTTTTCTTCTAGTTTTTCTAAAAGTTCAGCAAGGTTATCTTCAATAACAAAGCCATTAAATTTAACTGCTTCAAAGAAACGGTCAAACTCAATGCGTATATTTTCTTCTACACTGATATACATATTAATAATCCTTCCAGATTCTGTGATAAATATTCTCTAGTCCCGCTTTATCGGGGTGTTTTCGAACCCACATGCCAGTAGCAGGTTCGAAATGTTTCTTAAAAAAGTTATCCAGCTTACGATTACCAGTAGTAACGTTAGTATCTACCAAGTAAGATAAGCTATCAAACTCTGCGTCAGACATAATGCTTTTATTCTTGTACTCATAAGAATAGGCAGCTACACTAAGCCTAATCCTAAGTCTGATCTGTTCACTCTTCTTCGAGACAGAATCCACACCAAGTTCCTTTACTCGCATTGCCGCAGCTAACACATTTGCGCCAACCATTCTTTTTATCACGATCTTTTGAAGCCTGTCGCTCTTCTTTTGTCATAGAACGAATAACAGGCACTATTGGCTTAATGGACGTCATAGTAGTCATCTCCTATCTTACAATCGCCACAAGTCATAATATCGACCCCTAATTCTTTAGGTGCCTCTTCAAAACAACGCATAATTATTTTTTGAGCTTCTTCTGCTTGTTCCTCTTTAACCTCGTAGGTTACTTCGTCATGGTAGAACAAGAGAACTCTAGAGTCAATGTTTGCTCTAGCAAGCTCTGCATGGATCATGTTTACTGTATACTTCATGACGACTGCTTCAGCGCCTTGAATAAGATAGTTAAGTGCTTTGTGAGAGGATTCAACGTGTATAGGTCTGTCATCTAGACCTGGAATATATCCTTGTTTATCAGCAATATTTTGCACTTTAACTATTAGCTTCTTAAGGCTTGGAATAGCATCTAGAAACTTCTTTTTAACTTTATTGCCTTCTTTTTCTGAACACTTTAAGATGCTACCAAGTTTCTTACCCCCAGCCCCATAAAGAAAGGCAAAGATGAAAGGTTTAGCAGTAGCACGACTACACCCAAGAATATCAGCGTTCTTTTGGTGAATGTCTCCTTCTAAGACTTCTTTAGTGAAGGCTTCGTCTTTCATAAAGTGAGCTAATAATCTTAACTGGCAAGCGGCAGAGTCAGCAGAAACTAATTTATAGCCTTTTTCTGTTACAAAGAGCTTTCGGAATTCTGGCCCGAGGACCGCTTTCCCGCTAGGTAAGTTGGCGATAATTTTATGGGTCTGCCTAAACGTAGGAGTACCAATGTTAAAAACGTCACCATGTAGTCTTGAATTCTCGTCAACATAATCAAACCATCCTTCTAGTATAGATTTACGAGACCTTAAAGTATAATACTCCATAAGAGCTTTACCTACATCTCCGAGTCCTTCCAAGGAACTGTCTGAGAGTTTTGCTGAGACTTTAACGAATTGTCCGTTAATTCTCTTCCAGTTCCATTCGTCTGGCTTCCACCCAATTGTTCCCAAGTATTGTTTAACCGTATCAGTGTTACCAATATCGCCAGTATCAAAAGTAACCCGACAGTATTCCCCCCAAACGGGACAAGTATCAACAGTGGTGTCCAGATCAAGCTCAAACCAACGGCTAATGTGGCTTGTGAGCTTTCCCGACTTCGTGTAAGTTGGTTTCTTAGGTATTGCATAGCGTTTTCCTGTTATTGCTTCATGTTCTTGAGTAGTATCAGGATCTACTACGTTTGCTTTACCTGGAAGTAAAGGGTTAATAAAGTTGGTAATTTCTACCATTTTATCATTAACGCTCTCTTTTAAGGCTTCTGCATCCTGCTTATTGAATTTCCAACCATTCTCACATTGTTCAGACATAATACCGTCCATAGTAATCTCTGAGCGTATAGCCTTAAGAATATCTTTAGAACCAGAATTACGTATATACCTTTTTAATTCTTCCATTAGACTCTTGTAGACTTTAACATTTAGCCTAACGTCTTGCTGCATATATTCAAACATTTCCTCATTAAAAGATTCAAAGCCCCCTTTGTAGTCGCTCTTGTTATCTCCTAATGATTCTCCCCAAGCTTTAAGAGAATGTCCAAATCCAAATCTTCGGTAGTTAAGCAC